CAGGTAATTTTGAACCTACTGAATCTGGATTAGGTATTAACTCTTCATCTGCATTATCTGATATACCAGCTCCAAATCTTAATACTGTTTCATCATTTTCATTTATATAAGTTGTAAATCTACGAGCTGTTTTCTTTAATTTTAAAATATAAGGTGAAGTATCACTATTAATAACTGAAGTAGGGTCGTTAGTTGAATTATTTTCCATATCGTCAAAAATTGTATCTCTAGCTAATGAATCAACTTCATACCATTTATTATCATTACTATCTGTTACTGAAATTATTTCTATAACATCAGAATTTGATAATTTTATTTGACTATACTTTTCAGCTGTACCGAATGAATATGTTTCTGAAACTATAGTTCCACTTTCAGCTTTTACTTTTTTCTTTAACAAGTACTTAGTAGGTATATTATCTTCACTTTCAAATATTGTTAATTCACGTGGGTCATATGAACTTGAAAACTTGAAATTTACATCTTCTAATGTTCTAAATGTAGTACCTGTACTCCTTGATGTAACTTGTGTACCTGCCTTGACTGTTAATGCATATCTGTTATCTGGTTTTTCATTTAAAGCTGGTATAGTTTGAAATGTATCTAAAACAACTGAAGCTGGTGAAGTAACTTTCGGTTTATATCCAAATGACTGTGCTATATTATATACATTTCTTTTTTCTTCAGCATAAGCTAATAAAGATTCTCTAAATGAAGAATCAATATAATATGAAAGCACATCTCCAACATAAGCTGCCATCTCAATAAACATCATACCTGGAGAAGATTCATTAAAGTCATTATACGTATTAGGAAAATACGTTTTCGCGTATTCAATTAAATTATCTCTAAAATCACTAAAATCTTTATTAAGATAATTAACTTGTTTTACCATATTCTTTTTTGTACTTGTTCTTGCCATTAAAATCTCTCCGCTGTATATGATGTGTCTAATGTTATTGATTCCATTGTTTGTGGATTCAATGTAGTAGAATATTTTATTTCGACAAATATTTTATTAGCATCACCCTCCTGAGTTAATGTATTTACTTCTTGTATATTAACATAAGGTAACCAAATTGATACCACCTCTTTTACTTCTTCTTCAATCTTTACTGGTAATTCATCATTTATTTGTTCAAAACAAAGTGCTCTCAACTTACTACCAAATTCAGGTTGTCCTACTCGTTCACCTACGTGAGTTAATAATAAATTTTTCAAGTTATGTTTTGCTTGTTCTAATGAATTTTTAGTCATTGCAAAATCATTATATTTATCTTGTCTTATCGGAAAAGATAATCCTATATATGTATTTGGATTTAAATCATTTTCTAATGCACTTGACATTATTTATCCTTATTTATAGCTTTCATTAAATCAGAATAATCTCGTGTTAAAGCATTTGTTATATGCTCTGGAACTTGTTCTGAAGTAACTCCAGCTTTTTTCATAGTATCTACCGCCACTAAATCTCTTTTTACTTCATCTGGTTTTCCATAACCCATTAATTCACTCATTTTGTCTGTATTAAATATACCTCCACCTAAGTTCGGATACTCACTTCTATCTCCTCCTTGTATACCGCCGGCAGTTTCATTTAAAACTTTATTCAACGCTTCATTCTTTGTATATTTTTTTTCAACTTTATCTTTTTGTTTAGGTTTAATATCATCCAACATTAACGATGGTGAAGAAGATATTTCTTCAGTTATAAATATCTTTTTTACTTCTTTTTTAACCTCTCTACGAACTGCTTCTCGTATTATTTTTATAAGGTCTTTTTTAGTCATAATAACTCCTATGATGTTTTAACTTTTTTACTTAAAATATTTTTTGTATCTGGTAATAAATCTAATAACCCTTGTATTGTTTTACCAGCTGCCGTTTCAGTTGTAAATGCATTTGCTCCAGTAGATATTGCTTGTACAATTCTATCTAATAATTTTACTAATTCATCACCTTTTACTACTGGCTGCTCTGCATCATTACCTAATTTTATATTATCTGAATTTAAATTAATATTCTTTCCATTAATAAATATACTGTTAGATTTAATTTGTATTTTTTTGTCTTCAATTTTACCATTCTTTAACGATGTACCTGTTAAATATATTGAAGAATCATCATCATTTATACTTTCTAAATTCATATTAATTCGTTGACCAAATTTACTTACAACTTGTTGACGATGACCTGCTACAATTTTTATTTGAGGTTTGTATTCAGTTTTTTCCTTTCGTTTCACTATCTCTGAACCAAACTTTATCGAATGTCCAAACCTACCTTCATAAACAATATCACCTTCGTTTAATAGAATTGGATTTACATCTTTTCTTTCAAATGTTTCACCGTATTTAGTATTTTTTGTATAATTACCACTAGCACCAGGTACAGAATTTTCATTAACAGAACCTTTACGATTTATAATACCTGTATAATAATGCTGACCGTTATATTCTAAAACTACCACGTGCTCACCAATTAACGGTGTTTGAGTTATATTGGGTGTTAATGCTTTAACTACACCACCAAGTATTTCTTGATTTGGGTTATTTATAAAAGCACCTCTGACACTACCACGATTATTAGAGTCTTCTAATATAACTTCTTTAACCTCAAACGCTTCTCCTTCAAAAAAATCATACTGTGCCGAAGCAATTAATTTTTTTACCATTGAACCTATTCTTGAAAAAGTCGGTACACCTGTCTCATAAGATGTAGTAGTATCTACTCTTCTTTTTCGTCTATAAGCCATTTAAGTTACCTTAGTTACTGATTCTATTTTACTTTGAATTTTATCTGATTCTTTTTGTATATCTAATATAGTATCTTCCATTCCTGAAAGCAATTGTTCTTTTTCTTTTTCAGATAATCCGAACTCATTATCAGCTCCAACCTTACCTTCAGAAGAAATAAGTCGTTGTACGATACCAGCCATTTTAACAAGCTGGTCATCATTCTTAACATTAATTTCTAAATACTCTTTTATCATAGGAACAATCTGAACTGCTGTATCACCATCTTTAATATGCTGAACAAGTTCTTTTGTCAATATATCAAGTTGTTTCCTATTATGCTCTGTATTATCGTATATGTCTTTAAATAATGATGATAGTGATTTACCATCAAAGATTTCATAGTCTACTGCCATAATTTACCTTATATGTTATTACTCACTTATAAATATATTACAACCTAAAAACTTCTATATATAAATATATATTGAAATTAATTATTTATTAACAATATAGTTATTATAGAGGTTACTCGGTTGTTGACTGAGTGGCCTTTTTTTCTAACTAACGGGAGAAAACCATGAAGGAAATCATAACATCCGTCAAGGGATACGTAGATGACTTAGCTCATTTACTTATGTCCTTTGTAGCTATCGGTGCTGTTTCTGAAGTAATCTTTGGAACTGGTATCTTTGGCGTTAATGTTATAGGTAACCTGACATCCATCATAAACAAGTTTGGCGAATCGGGTTTCGCCGGACTCGTCGCCTTGTTGGTGTTGGTGGGTTTATTTCGAAAGTAGGAGCGAAATAGTACAATAGTTTCCTACACTATTGCACACTAAAAAAGGGAAGTGTTAAAACTTCCCTTTTTTTGTTTATATAAGTTATGAGTAGCCGATAGGAGAATCGAACTCCTGTTGCATGGATGAAAACCATGAGTCCTAACCACTAGACGAATCGGCCATTGTGGAGCTGACAGGAATCGAACCTGCGACCCCCACAGTGCAAGTGTGGTGCTCTCCCAACTGAGCTACAGCCTCATACTTTGTGTCAACTACGACACAAGTTTATTTATTAAAAAGTTTACTTGCACCTTTCATTACGTCTACAAGAAATTTATTAGACTCTACATTATTTTTTCTTGATAAACCTATGTAGTGACCTGTGTTTAGTCTTTTCTTTTTAACAGTTTTGGTTTTTCTTTTTGCTGGCATTTTATTCTCCTTAAAATATACTTCCTGTATTAGAAGTGTCTATATCTCCGGTTTTCGAAAATTCTTCTAACATACTGAAATAATATTTTTTCATTTGATTAATTACTCGTGTGATGTGTTGTGTATTAGAACTGGTCATTTCACGAATCATAATATACAAAGCTTTCTTATTAAAATTTTCTATATTTTTTCTTCGTCTAAATAATTCTAATACTGCATCAGCTACTAAAATATCTTTTTGTCTGCGAAAAATATTAGTGATATTATTTTCCCAATAATCTAACATTTGTTGTACAAAGTCAACATTAAAATCATTAACTTCCGCTTGTTCAGTTTCACCAAAAACGTTTCGTTTATAATCTAATCTACTAACATCATCGTGTATTTTCAATTTTTTGTAATTATTATTGTTATTTAAAATTAAATAGTTTTTACCGACTATAGAAAAATATGAAAACGCTCTACCTTTTTCTGCGTTATACTTTGGTATTTGTATTACCATAAAAGATACTACCTCGTGTTGTACTTGTTTGAGTGGTACATCAAAATAATAAAACTTAAATGTATGAATTAAGTTCTCAGCCATCTTCATAAAAGCTGCATGAATATGTTCTCGATAAATTCTATTTTTTATAGCAGGATTAGATGTCTCATTATATCTTATTATAGCATCTTGAACTGGTTGTCCAAAATACATTTTACTTTTCTTACGTCTTTTTTTCTTCACAACTTTAACGGGTTTCTTCATTGCCTCTACCATCTTTTTTGTTTGTTGTTTAGCTGACATCTACTTCTTCTCCTTTTAACTTATCTAATTGATTTACTGTTTCTTTAATTTGTTCAAATATTGTACCCGTTTCATCATCTGATTCAAAAGCTCCTTTACTATCAATTACTTTTAAATCATTCTGAACTATTTGTATTCTTTGAGTAAACTCTTCTACCCAAGTTTCAAGTAATTCTGTTTTTCTCATTAAATTCCAAATTCCATATCCTTCAACGAGAACAAGTACTCCTAATACTATTTCTAAAATCATTACTTATCTCCAAATAATTCGTTAAATAAATCTTTTGATTTATCTGATAATATATCAGGTGTTTTATCTTCTGATATTGCTTTTTTAATATTATTTACAGATTCTTTTTCTTGTTCTTCTCGTTCTACCTTTAAAGCTGGGTGTAATATCTCAGCATATTTTATATCAGAATCTTTACTAAACATATATTGTTCTTTTTCCCATCGCGTAGCTAACATATCTGCATTATGTAAAAGATATGGTAAATTAGTTTTTAAATTTTTACCTTCACCATAACCCATATAATATTGTTTATTAGCTTCTTCATACATACCGTCAGTTAATCTTAAAGCTAAATATTCTACCTCATTCATCTTAACATTGAATTGATTTAATAACCATACAGACCTATCAGTAACCGTCATATAATGTAAATTAGCTTCATAGTCATACATCTTACCCTGATTTATTCTATGCCATTCAGATTCATTCGGTATATAATAATCATAATCTAAATTACCTATTTTACCTAAATCGTGATGTACAGCACAAAATATAATATTTTCTTCATTATATTCATCAGTATGTAGACCAAGTTCTTGATATAATTCATATAGTCTTAATGCAAATCTTGTAACATTTAATACGTGCATTACATAACCACCTGGGAATGCATTATGATAATAAACTACACCACTCGCAGGTGCGAACATTGTTCGTTCTTGTAGTTGTTCATACATTTTTAAAAGATTTTCTTTTCGTTCTTTATCTTCAAACCCTTCGATATATGCAATCATTCTATCCCAATTATCTTGTAGTTGTTCAGCGGTTAAGTTCATTTATTTTCTCCTATTAAAAAAATTTATTTTCAATTATTTCATTATCATTCTTAACATTACTTAATCTTTTAAATAATGGTATATATTTTTCGAATACTTCTCTTGGTTTATCACTCTTTACCATAGCGTCAATAGACTCAAGTAATTCATACATATCATTTGACAATACTTGTTTCTTAATATAATCGTGGCTATATACATAATACTCAGCCTTTTCAATCGCTTCTTTAAACACCATAAAATTATGTAAACGAATAGCCATAGTACATTGACCTTTCCATTCTATAGTATCATCCCACGTTAATGCTTCACTTAAATACTCTCTATCAAATTCAGTAGTTACTGGCAGATGTTTGAATACTTGGTCTTTAAATGTATCATCATACTTTGGTACATTTATTGAACGAAACGCCGGTTTTTTAAAATCGTAACCGTGATAATATGAACCAAATACAACAGCTCTATCTGGTGATGAACTATCAGTAGTAACAACTATGTTTGAATCAATTTCATTTAAAGATTTTTGTAATTGATTTAACATTAAAAAATCTTTAATTTTAGATATACCTAAAATATGAAAATATTTATTTGTATCTTTTAGATGTTCACCACCTTGTAATAATGACATAACACCTGACATAAAAGCAAATACATTTCTACCACCTCCACCAACAGCCCAACCTTGAAATGGATAATCTTTCATTTCATTATACCAGTTTATATATTCAAGGTCATTTGTACCTTGTACAACATTTAAGAAATCAGTATTACCTGATTGATTATCTGCAAAATATTTAAAGTTATCTTTACTAATTTTTAAACACTCTTCATACATACCTTCGTATTTTATTTTAGGTGGAATATCTAAATTCATAGCAATATCAGAATTATGTTCTAACCATTTAAAAATTCGTTCTCTAATAGACATATCCCATTTGATAGCACCAGAAGCAATCTGATAACCACCTGAATCTCCCATTACAAGATTTTTATCTGTTAGTCCTAAATCATTTTTATAGTCATCTTTCTTAAAATGATGTCCCGCTGTAATTAGTATATCTGTATGTCTATACTTTTCTGGAAACTCTTCACTATAGAATCTTATAGATAAATCATTTTTTAATTTAACATTTTTTGCTAATGAACTACCCATAGCCCCAGCTGAGAATGATGGAAAATATATAAATTTACTCATTTTAAATAATCCTGTATTTCTTCTGAATCTTCAGTTTCCCAAGGATAAACTATCCATTTATCACCTTTATTAATAACTGAATACTTCGGTTTAATAATACTTTGTTCGTGTTCGTGAATTGTTACTATATAAGAATCTAAAAAAGTATCCTCGTAAAATTCCAAAGTCTTACCTGTATCTACTATATCATCAATAATCACAAACTCATCGTCTTCAACATCGTAAGGATTTTCTATATAAGGTAAATCCAATTTATGACTTAACATAACAGCTAGTAAACTTCCACCTCTCGGTATACCATATACACCTTTAAAATCTTTACCTGTGTCTTTAATATGAAATGCTATTTCAGTAACACACTCATCTATTAATTCCCAACTTACAAATTCTTTCATTTTAAATCCCTTATAAAATCATAAAATTCTTCTCTTGCCGTAATACTCTTTTTAAATACTCCACTTAACTTAGCAGTCTTCATAGTAGCATCGTGTTTAACACCACGAACACAAGCACACATATGACTGGCTTCTATCATCACAGCAGTACCAATATTTTGTTCACATACTTCATTTATATGGTTGTGAATTTGCATTGTTAAGTTTTCTTGTACTTGTGGTCGTCTAGCATAAAACTCAACAATACGATTTAACTTACTAAGTCCAATCACTTTACCTTCTTGTGTAGGTAAATAAGCTACGTGAGTATATCCTATAAATGGTAAATGATGATGAGAACAAAATGAATGTAATTTAATATTACCTTGAAAAACTATTCCATCATACCCATCAACATTATCAAATGCTGTTATCTTAGGTGGTTCATTATAAACACCTCTAGCTAAATCATTAACAAAAGCCTTGGCTACTCTCATAGGTGTATCTGAAGAGTTAGGGTCGTTCTCCCAATCAAATCCAAGAGATGTCATATACTCACCATAGTGATGAGCTGCTTCTCTAATCATTTTTAGTTTTTTTGGTTCCGTTAATGGTCGGTTACCATTAGCATGTTTTAATTTACTCATTTATTATTCCTAAATATATTTTATAGAATCGTTAATTCCTTCAACTTTTTCAAAAGCTAATATTCTATCATTACAGGCTCCACATTCACCACAAGAATCTCCATTTTCATTTGGATTATAGCATGATAAAGTATTTCTAAATATCGTTTCAATAGAAAGTCCTAAGCTACTGCAACACTCACATACATCTGTAACTATTCTATCTTTATAACCGTCAACATACGGAAGATAATAATTTATTTTTTCTGATTCTACATTACCTTCTTTAAATGCACTTTCTAATTTATTAAAAAATGCTCGAGTACAATCAGGTGGTATTGTATGTGTACCGTCGTGTACACCTAAACCTATATCAATATATATATCTGTTTCTTTAGCTAAAGAAACTGCATAACCATATATCAAACTTGAAAATATTGCATTTCTGTTTGGTACAAAATTTGTCTTCATTTTATTTTCATCTGTTTTACCAGTTGGTACGTAAACACCATCACTTGTTAATGAAGAATTAAATTTACTCATAAAAGATGCTAAGTTCATTGTTGTATGTGTTACATCAAATTTATGTGATTTTAAATATCTTAAATTTGTTTCTAATCTTCGTAACTCTATTTCATTTTTTTGTCCATAATAAAAACTAACAGCGTGTACTTTGTCATATCCTTTATTTAACATATGAACTAACAATGCTGTAGAATCTAATCCACCGCTAACACTTATAACAGCTTCTTTATTCATCTTTACTCCATTGTTTATAACCATAGATATTCATACCTAATACAAAAATACTTACTGCTACTTGTGGTATAGCATTTATTAAATAACTGTAAACTAAGAATACTATATTACCTAATCCCCAAACATAAAAACATGCCTTATATTTTTTAGCATTAAAGTAATAACCTAACATTATTAATGTTGTTCCTAACCAACCTATTAAATCAACTATCATTAAACACCTCGTTTATCTCCATAGGCTATAATATGTAACCTATCTGTAAAATTATAACCTTGTTCAGTACACAAGTCCATTAACCATCTCCTTCTTTCATTTAATTGTTTAGGTTCTAATCCTTCAGGCATTAACCAAACTTTATTATTTGGTACACTTAATATTTTTTGTAACTCTTTAACTTCTTGTAAATCTTTTTCACTAGATATAACTGGTTTCATTTGATAGTCTGGATGTACATCAAGTAACATTTTCATAGCTTCATAATTACAACGCCATTTTTCGTGTTGCTCTTTTTGTTTCTCAGTAACTTTTTTACCGGTGAATGGCATTACAGTTCCAGGTCTCGGTGTACTGTTAGATAGTTTAGGTGATAATGAAATCATATCAGCTTCAGTATTTACATAATCACTACCTTCAGTTTCTATTGTTATATAATGATTGTAAAACTTTCCTATCTTACATAACTCTTTTAACATACCAGCATGTAACGTAGGACCACCACCAGTTATCATAGTATGTTTTATATGTGAATGTTTTTGATAAAAATCGTGTATATCTTCATAACCGTATTTACCTTTTTCAGGTCTCCAAGAACTATATGGTGTATCACAAAATGAATTAGCAAATTGACATCTCAATCTACAACCAGACACTCTAATTAATATGTGCGGTACTCCTGTTAATTTACCTTCACCTTGTAAACAGGTATACATTTCATTTATAGGAAGAGTTACTTTAGAGTTTTCTATCGTCATACTCCACTATGTCTTTTTCTTTAGCATACTTTTTAATATGTTCATAATTTCTTTTATAAAAATTTTCTTTTTCAATATCTGGAATAGATTCTGAATAAACATCTGTATAACAATTCGGTGTTTCATTTAATCTAATATGATGAATTTTCAATCCCTCATAATCTTCAAAAAGAATTTGTTGAGCCAAAAATATTTCACGAGCTACATTTTCTACTGATGGATTACAATATTCATCACCATTTAAACTCATAAAATATAATTTAGTTTCAATATCTTTTAATGTATCTATAAGTTTTGTATCGTGTGGATTAACTATAAAACCGTGGTCCATTACATCATCTATCCATTGAACACCAACTCTTTTTATTTCTTTGAAATCAATTATATAACCAATCTCGTGCATATCTTGAAAAGAGTAAGTTAGTTTAATATGATACCTATGTCCGTGTGCATTGAAACACTTGAACCTCTCGTTCATTACTCTATGACCAGCATCAAAACCATACTCTCGTGTGATTGTCTGCATCTATAACCTCATTTTAATTGTATTTTTCATTGTATTAATATACAAAATTATTTTTCATTTGTCAAGCATTATTTTCCATTTAGGAACCAGTCTTATGTAATAAATCAGTTTTTAATATTTCTGCTTTATCAAACTTATACGGTTTAACATCTACAGATTCAAGTATATCAATGCGATTTACAAATCGTTTATTCATAACATCACGTACTTGATATACACCATCTTTAAGGTCTGTACCTTTCAACAGAATAAAATCTCCGAAATCTAACCAGCCTCCCCAACGTTTCAAAAGGTTTCTACTTACCGCTATAAATTTATAATTGGACGCATCCTGTGTCCTAATTCGCGTTCCATCTGCGAGAATGTTCGGTGTAGAATCAGTTTGATAACGAACAGGTTGATACATAGTTACGGTCACGTGCATTCCCTCTGTTTCATATTCATTCAACTTTTCTGATATTCTATCTTTTTCATCTATCAGAGATTGTATCTGAATGTTTTTATCATTTAAGAATTTTGTTGATACTATACCATTTGCGTATGTTACCAACACAATAGCTAATCCTATAATATACGTATTTTTATTCATAGTTATTAATTCCTTTAATATAAATATCTCTTATTACTACAAAGTTATCATTTTTTTGTGGAGCTGGTGGGATTCGAACCCACGTCCAGTCTGCTATCGATAATAAGTCATTCACAGCTTGTTTGATTTATAATAGGATAAAATCAACAAAACTCCATCGAGTTCGTAACCTCGATTCCGACAACATATCTCTGTGTTGCTCAGGGTTGGATTTCTAGTAGGTAGCTATCCAACGAAACAACCGATCGCGTCTAACTTATTTTATGACCGAGTGTTAGACAACTCAGTAACTTATGCGTTAGCGTAAGTTGGTTGGAAGTCCAGTATAGGTTCAACAAAATTGTCAAATCCCATTTCAGTATTGGCTAAATGCCAATCTATTTCCAACCCTTGTAGCGATTTATCGCTATTTGAGTTTGTGAGTCTTTTGTAACGAGACATACTCAATCTCTGCTGCACTGTAGTATCAAACAACACCTGTCGATTACCAAGTCAGCCCCAATCTTCTTCGTCATATTCACTAAGAGGATTATCAGTTATTTCTCTAAGTGAATCAATACTTAACTGCACTAATTCCCAATCCTTGCTTTCAAAGGCTTCTTCTAACTGATGTAATATTTCTTCCAAATCCACTTCTAATTCCTTTTACTATCATTTCATACAATGATGCCGTGATTACATAAACTGAAAATATCAATAAAGCTACCAAAGTAATAGCTGAAACTAATATCAATGTTAATAATTCACGAATCATATATATTATGTTTATTGGTTTCATATATTTAAGTATCGAGAATAGCATCTTTTTGATATTTTTTTGCAATTATGTTATGGGTCCTCCTACATAGATTTCCCATTCACCACTCTCTATAAGTGGTTTAGCCTTTTTGTATTTTAAATCTTTAGTTTCTTTACCATTAGTAATCATAACAATTTCATTTCTTCCATACTTTTCTTTATTAACTATAGTAGTTACTGCTTGTCTATCCAAAATAGTCATACCATTAAGATGGTCTATTTCGTGTTGTATACAAACTGTTTCAAGTAATCTTAATTCTTCATCTTGTTTGTCTGATTGTTTTCTTTCCCAAGTACCTTTACCGTCTGATGGGTTTTCTGCTCCACTAAAATACAATTCTGATTCTTCTTGTTCAGTTTTGATAACAATATTTTTATATCTTTTGGTTTGTATACCTTTACCCTTAAAAGATAAACAACCTTCATAATAAGGAACTTCATCCCATTGTTCGAGTATCTTAGGATTTATTAATATTATCGGTTCACGTACATTAACAACAGCAACGTTAGCATCAATACCCACCTGATTAGCTGCAAGCCCAATTCCATCTTTTCTTTCAGCGAGGATGTTGAGTAAGTCTCTTGCAACAGATAGTCCTTCATCTACTGTAACCTCTTTTACTCTTTTATTAATTACTGGATTATGTTCTTTTAAACAATTAATTATTTTTTGCATCTTTTAATTTTATTTTATAACCTTTTAAAGCTTTACATTTCTCACACCATTCAGGTGTAATTGATTCGTGTTTAGAGTGTGATGTTAAATTTTCTTCTACATACTGACGAACAAGTAGCATATCTGTTGCATTATACTGATATAACAAATCTCTAACAGTACTATTTTCACCACAGACAATACAGGTTCCTTTTTTCTTAGCGTTTTTTGTTTTTGATTTTAACATATATGAACCATCTTTTTGTCTAACAATATTATCTTTATATCCCATTAAAACCCTGGTCTATTATTATTATTGTCATGCATTTTAACTGCTATATAAATTAATAAAACAACTACCATAAATTCAAACATTATTTTTCACCCACTTTTTTTCTGAATAGTTTAGCATCAGATTCATCCTTTGCCCAAAACTTTGTACCATCTTTTAATTCAAATTGTTTCATATTATTTTTAATGTGAAACGGTTGTTTATTCTTTTTAGCCATTTTTATTTACTCCCAAATTCTTGCTAATCTACGAATGAAACCAAGTGTAGCTCCGAAACCAAATGCTATTGCAGCTACTTGAAAATTTTCCACATATAGTGCCACTGCTGACATCATATATCCTGTAAATCTCACTACACCATATAGTGAGAAATTACCACTCGCTTCTACGAATTTTGTTTTTGACATTTTCTATCCTTTACTAATTTATTGTTTTAACATTTTTAGCAACTTCACCTTGTTTACCTTCGCCGATTTCAAATGTAACTTTTTGACCTTCTTCTAAAGTCTTATATCCATCTGAATTTATCTCGGAAAAGTGAACAAAGTAATCTTTACCGTCTGACGGATTGGCTACAAAACCGTAACCCTTTTTACCATCAAACCATTTTACTTTACCTTCATTCATCTTTACTATCCCTTGTTTATTTTGTGATTTAAAAAATCTTTTTGTTTCTTTACAGCTTTCTTTAGAGCTGCCTTTTTTTCTTTGTGTCGGTCAACAAGAATTTGTTCTTTAGTCCGACGCTTAGTTTTTTTCTTTTTCTTCGGCTTAACTTCTGTCGGTGGTAATGTACCTTTTAACTTAGGTTGTTCTTTACCTTTATGAAATACATTTCCGTCTTTATCAACAAACTCGTTCATAAAGTGCCATCCTGCCGGGCGACCTGTAGGTATATAACGAGGTTTGTCTTCAGGTAAACCAACTGTCAGTAATACACAATAAGAGCATATAACAGTTTTTGCAGTTTCACTTACATTATCTACCCAACGACCACATTTACTACATTCTAAAGCATTCATTATTTATTTTCTTTCTTTATCTTTAAACTATCAGGTAATATAAATGATGAGTCGATAGCTTCTTCTATCGGTGATATATAATATGGAGCTTCTTCTGTATCAGTTGTATCCACGTATGTATATAACCCAATCTTCGACTCGAAGTTATTTAACGATTTCTCTAATGTTCCATTGTAGTCTTTGACTAATACTATGATTGCCAAAACACAATGGAAGTAAAACCATGCATTGTTCATTATGCTTTACCTACTGTTCCGTTTTCTATACCTATTGCTAAAAGTTCTTCTAATAATTCACTTTCAGTTTTTTTAGAAGTTTCTAACATAAACTTTTCGAATTTAATATCATCTTCAATTAATTTATCAATTAACTCTGATATCATTTCACATTCTACTATAGTTTCTTTTTTATCTAATTTTTTTTCTATTTTTTCTAATCTTCGTATTAGTTCTCGTATACTCATCGTTTTATTTCCTTAATATTTTGTGGAGCTGACAGGACTCGAACCTGCGACTTCCTCCGTGCAAGGGAGGCGTTCTCCCAACTGAACTACAGCCCCATATTTGAGTGCTGGGTCGGATTCGAACCGACGGATAATGGATTTGCAATCCACCCCATTAGACCACTCTGGCACCAGCACGGCCTCTGCTTTGATGCCTTTGTTTATTATAACTATAACTCTATTCATATATATATTTATTTTTCATTTTTTTCAATTCTTGTATTAAATCTTTTGTACATCTTATTCAAAGCTAATTTTTGCTTTGGTGAAAGTGTACCTCTCGCACGAATTTGTGTATCAATAGAATCTATAAAATCTTCAGAACGCCATACATATGTATCGTGATATTTAGCTTTATGTAATGATTCTCTAACCAACTTAGTCTTAAATAAAAGTCTTTCAGTTTCTTCTGTTTTCTTTTTAAGTTCATCTGGAGAATTTCGTTTCATTACTTTGTGAATTGTTTTTAACATCTTATCTGTCATCTTACGACCAGTAAGCATAGCTACATACATATTAATCGTAAAGTCATCAGCTTTTTTAGTTTCAACTAGAAACTTTAATTCTTTATATTCTTTACTATAAGTCTTTTTATTATAAGCAGCATTTTCTTTACTTTTTTCAAGACTTGTCTTATTTTTAAATTTTCCATTAGTTTTCATATGAGAATATAACTATAAAAACGCATACAGGTCAAGCGTTTTTTTCCTTTTTTTTCCTTAATAAAGGGGGCCAGTTACCCAGCCCCCATAATATACTTTTAGAAATTAACAGTTAATCCTATATTAAAGTATCTTGGTGTACCAAGAAATACTTCAGCATTATGAGCTAAGTGAAGTTTATCACCAAATCCATTATACTGTGAGTTATCAACTGCGTCTTGTACATAAACTGCATCAAGTGCATTAAATAAATGACCTGTTAAAGTCATATCATATCCTGCTACTTTTGGTAGTTTATAAGAAGCGTGTAAGTCTAAACGATTGTATGCTGGAGCTTGCCATACTTGGCTTCTATCAGCATCACCAGAAAGTTCACGTGAATCTGGACTCCAATCAGCATAGTTCTTATCATACATCTTAAAGATACCTTGCAATCTAAGACCATCCATCGGTGTAAGTGTTGTACCTAAGACATAAGCTGTCTGTGGTTGGTCACCTACATATAGTCCATCAAGTGTATAAGTGTAAGATGTTTGTTTTGGTGCTTCTTCATCATATTCTGTATAAAGACCATCAGCATCACCATCAAACTTCCACTTACCAAATGATACTGCTCCGTCTAAACGAATCATATCATTTAACTGCATCGAACCTTCAACTTCAAGTCCCTGGTGTTTTTGACCGATACCTTTTAAGAATATCACGTCAGTATCACCTGAATCACCTTGTCCTGTAGTTACAGCTTTTGTAAGGTTTCTATCTTTCCAATCAGTATTGTAAGCACTTACTTTAACTGCAAACTTATCTGATTCAAAGTTAACACCAGCTTCTGAACTAATAAATGATTCATTTATAGGGTCTGAAGCAACTGTACCATCATAATAGATTACGTTATCCATAATAGGTGGTTTCTCAACGTATCCTGTGTTAGCAAATACACTAACATTGTCGTCTACGTCATACATTACACCACCTTTTACTTGGAAAGTAGAGATAGCATCTGCTTTAACTACTTCGTTAGCAACTGTGAAGTGGTCTTGGTAAGAGTATTTAATACTTGATAATCCACCCATACCATATAGGTTAAGTTTATCTTTAGTATATTTACCCTGTACAAATCCACCTAGCCAATCAACTGTAGTACTATTATGATATGCGATGATATCACCTAGTCCCTTCATTTTACTTTCGTTAGTTGTGTTATTCTTATTAGATGAGTTAACAAAATAATCTCCACCTAATAAATCACGAACTTCACGAGCGTGTTCAATACCTGCGGTTCGCCAATCAATACCAACTTGAACTTCAAGTTCATCTGATACATCATAGTTCAATTTAGAAATCAAACCATAAGTATCTTGACGATTGATTGAGTTGCGTAGTATACCTTTTGAACGATTTTGAGTTGCGTGGTAATCAGTATCTACGTTATCAGAATTAGCTGCAATAGCTCCATCCCAATTCCAAGTCCATGGTGAACTCTTATACCATTTGTTTCCTTCAACTGCAGGATTTCTGAAAGAACTGCCATAAGTTCCTGTACCACCACCTGAACCACCACTCCAATAAAGAACTGAACTCAAACGAGTTTTTTCATTTATTGTCATAAAGTGATTTAGATTTACTAATGGTTTATGAAAGAAGTTTTCTCTTTCATTTAGGAAGTTAGCATTATGTCTATCAGTTGTACGAGCACCATACATATACCAATACTGTTGTCCTTTATAGTCTGAACTAACGGGACCCCAATTTTGACTGAATGTACGACCAGCTTCGTGTTCGAATTTAGCTCCGTCTGCGAAAGCTGATTCATCGTATCCATCAACATCACCAGCTAACTCTTGTGAGTAAGTAGCGATATTCTGTTTGTACAGATTTTGACCGTGACGTTGTGGAGCACCGATAGCATATAGTTCGAATCTGTTCTTTTCATTTAACTGATATGAACTACCTAAGTACCATGCCCAAGCGTCTGTCCAGTTTCCATCAATGATTCCATCACCAGTCTTACGAACTATCGTTCCACTAAGTGCTAGTTTATCACCAATTAAACCTGTATTGTAGTTAACAGTAGTTTTAAGAAAACCACCATCACCACCTTCTTGTTTGAATTTACCACCTTTTGACATTGATGCAGGGTCTGTGATGATATTCATAGTTCCACCAATAGAAGGTGTAGCTAAGTTAACAGCACTTAAACCACGTTGCATCTGAATGGATTGAGCTGCGTCTGCGACTCCATCCCAATTAGACCAATAGACCCAACCGTTCTCCATATCATTTTGTGGTACTCCGTTAATCATTACTGCTACATTTCGTTGGTTAAATCCACGAACATTGATACGAGCATCGCCCGCACCACCACCTTGTTGCGTAGCATATACACTTGGTGTAGTATTTAAAGCCATTGGAATATCTTGACTACCAAGACGAATTTCCATATCTTCTTTACTAACCGTTGTGTAAGCAACTGGTGTTTTTTCACCAGCTCGTGAAGCCAAAACTTCAAGTGCTGATAACTCAACAACTGAAACTACAAGTCCAAAGTTGAGTGTTGCATCCCCACTAACATCTACTGATTTAGTGGTTGACGTGTACCCAATAACTGAAGCTGTAACCGTATAAGAACCTGGTCCGATTTTTATCGAATAAGCACCATCTGCATTTGCAGCAGCGCCTAAATCAGTTCCATTAACAACTACGTTAGCTCCAACTAAGGGTTCACCTGTCTCTGATGTTACTGTACCACTTACACTCTGTCCATAAATGAACATTGGCATAAGTAATGTTAACATCATTGAGAATAGATTCCGTTTATTCATAAACGTTCTCCTCGTTGTTTATTGTTAAGACGCATTTTTTCACAGGTGCGTCAACTGCCTGTTTGAGGTATGCGAATTTTTATATACCAATTTTCCCACCTTTACCTACATCTACATTTTTCACAGGTTGCACTTCCTCAATTTTTTCTTCTATATCTTCTACCACTGGTTCTTCTTTTAAAATATTTATTTCTTTTTTCTTCTTTGGTTTTATTTTTAACTCATCTTCAAGTACTCTATTATATGCAATAACTAAAGATACTGCCATAGGGTCAAATACAAAGATAAGAATGAAAATAAAAAATTTAACTACAGTATCTATATCAGTTCCAAATGCTCTCGCTAAATAAATTGCGGGGCCCACATCCACTCCTGTTTCGACTAGCGAAACTTTTAAATCACCAATCTCTTGTTTAATATTTAATATTGCATCGTTAACTGATAATACTTTAGGGTTATAGTCTTCGCGAAGTTTTCTTTTCGCCGTTATATAATTGTCAGGTAATGATGATAGTGATTGTTCTAATTCACTTTTAAGATATTTTTTATCTTCTTCTAATTGTTCTAATCTTTCTTCCTTATATAATAACGTTGTTGTTTGTTTCTCAAATTGTACTGTTGCACCTTGATATGCGTTTGATAGATAACCAAAAATACCTGCTGATGTTATTAACACCAAAGTAACAACACCAACTGTCATATAAATTCTTAACCAATTATTTATTTTATTCCAATATCGATATAAGAAAGACGCTCCGATAATCTTACCAAACTCTAATGAGCCAGCCATAATAATAACTGATAGTGTTGCACCGGCAAATAATTTAGATAATCCAAATACCGAAAAGAAGGCTGCACTGCCAGCTATGAGTAGAGCTGAGAACCCTACGTAATACTTAAAATATTTATTGTTTTCCATAATCATGCATGAGGTAGTTTATCCTTATTTAACCAAATTAATAAACCTTCTAACTCCTCGGGACTCGGGGGGACTTGAAAAGTTGTCTCTGTTTGTATACCATCTAAATCAGTATACATAATTTTATTACTACCGGTTTTGTATTTATCTACATCCTGTAGTATTTTATTATATAGAAAATCTACTGTTTTTCTTGACATAAGACAATCTTCCTTTATTAGTAATAATAAATATCATATATATTACTTAAAATCTTCAAATTCTCCATCAATAATTTTCATACATATATATAATGTATCACCGTTCCGCAGAACGGTATCAGCCAAACTGTATTGTTTTTTTAATACCTCAGTTGATAAATGTGTAACCTTACGAGCTAATACCGTTCCACGAACAACATACTTAGTATCATCTACTTCAATGATACGCAAAGACTACCCAATCTTTACAGTATGTTTTTCCGGTTTCTCAGGCTCGAGTTTTGGAACACTCACGGAAAGAATTCCATCTTTAAAATTAGCTGAAATGTTTTCGCCATCTAACAAGTCACCCAATTCAAATTGTCTTTTGAATGAGGATTGTTTAAGTTCTCTACGTAGAACTTTAGCACCTTCATTCTCGAAAGCACTATGTTTATCTCCAGCTATAGTTAATACACCTTCTTCAACTGAAACTTCTAGTTGTTTCTTGTCTAATCCAGGAATCTCAGCAACGATACCAACTTTATCATCGTATTCATATACGTTTACTTTTGGATATGCTGAACCTTGATATGGTTTAACTCCTACTGATTTTGTAATATCAGGAAATTGTGTCGCCACAATTTGGTCAAACATTTTGTCAAATGGTGTTAAAAAATCATCCCTATCGATTATAGGGAATCCTGTGTGAAATGCAACTTTAGTCATTTTATTTCTCCTATTTAGTTACGTTAGTCAACTATGAACATTAACTTCATTTGAACCTTAATGTTCGTTTACTTATCGACCTCATTCGAGCGTCGAATTCTTCTAATAATAAATATAAGGGATTCGCATTTTTAAGTTGTTTAAAAAGTGGAAACTAAAAATTGTTGAATCCCTTATATAAAATTTTTTTTGAAATTTATGGGGATGTAGGATTTGCCACCTACAACTCTCGGCTCAGATTTTATTGCCCTTGTACCTACTACCCATCAGTAACGATGATTCTCC